AGCCAAGTCCGACGACGCCACCGCCTTCGCCCTCCAACTGCTGATCAGCAAAGCCTGCGACGAAAACGGCACCAAGCTGTTCAAGGCCGGCGAAATCGACGTCCTCAAGAACGAAGTCAAGGACAAGGACCTACAGGCCCTGATGCTGGCAATCCTGACCGATGATTCGGAGGAACTCGACACCAAAAGCCCTTGAGGACCAGCTCCGTAAGGACAACTACCTAATGCTCCAGTTTTTCGTCGCTAAAGAACTGGGCCTCCCGCTGAATGAACTCCGCACCCGCATGACGGACACGGAAATCCTCGGCTGGAACGCCTACTTCAACATCCAGGCCGACGAGGAACGCAAGGCAATGGAAAAAGCCCGGAAAGGCCGCCGCTAGTCCCGGCGCCTTTCCCTACTAAACTGAAGTACCAACTCCCCGCAACGACGCTGCTGTGGCATATACTGCAAGTATCGCTCTCGTTGTTGAGGGCATCAAAGACGTACAAAAACTCACTCAACAGATAGAAGATGCCACAAAAGGCGTAGAAAAATTCAATAACTACGCCAAGGAAGCTTTTGGGGGTAATTATGTCCGTAGTATTAACAATTTAAGTGCGGCTTTACGTGATGCTAACGCCGCTTTAGATGCAGCAGCATTAAATGGTTTTCGTGCTGCTGATGCCGCCAAAGCGTATTTAGCTGCCAATAGGGAAATGATCCGCGGTCTTCAGGATCGCAAGGAACTATTGCGTCAAGTAGCGGCCGAAGAAACTGCTGCCGTTGCAGCCGCATCCGGCATGAAGTTTACTTTCGGTGGTCCTAAGGCCCTACCGGCAGCAGGTCAAACAGCTTTTAAAGGCGAAGTAGTGGGTGGCATGGGCGGAGGAGCTAGAGCCGCCATCTCCAGCTACGAAACACTGGTCAATCTTTCCGGTCGTTTAGCTGCGCGTTCACAAGACAGTGCTGATGCCGCTTTACGCTTTGCTCAAAACGTCCGCACCAGTGCAACAGAAGCTCAAAAACTACCCGAAATTTTCGGCATTGTTTCTAAAACGCTTGGGACTGTAAGTAAAAGTGCCACAGCCGCAGGAATAGGCGACGCAAGAACAGCAAATGCGAATAAAAATAACCGCTTAGAAAGTGTTTTACTTGGCGCCGGTTTTCCCCTGTTATTCGGCGGCGGAGCCGGTGAAGTAGCCGGTGGTGTGCTCGGCTCTTTCTTCGGCAAAGGTTTTGGCGGTCAGATCTTCTTATCCGCAATCGGCGGTCAGCTGGATGACTTTATTGCCAAAACAGGCGAACTAGGACGCGCCCTTAATCCCGCAACTGCAGATGTTGGTGCGCTTGTCAAAGCCCTCGGCGCATCAGGAACTGCCACGTCTAAGTACATAACTCAGCTCGAAGAACTCGGCAAAAAACAAGAAGCCCTAGCCATAGCTACTAAAGAGCTTGAGAATCTGGTCGGACAAAGAGGCGTTGCAGCACTCAAAGAGTTCGGACAAGATTCGGCAAACCTGGGCAATGAATTTACAAAAGCAATGACCCAAATGCAAGCGAGCCTTGCCGAAGTAGTTAATCAGATTGGTATTATTACAGCCCTCACCGAAAGCCTGCAAAAAGCAAATCTACTGAGGCAGGCGCTCCAATCCCAAGATCCTCGTCAGCAGGAGCTGCTCCGGCAAAGGGAAGTTGCTTCCAGAGGTATGTTGTTCGGCGGCAGTCCTGCTGCCCAAGCTGAGATCGACGCAAAACTCATCGAAAATCAGCGCACAATAAACGCGGAAAAAGAAAAGCAATACCAAGCACAACTGAAAATTCTAGACAAAGAACAAAAACTAAAAGAAGAACTAGATAAGATTAAAGACCAGTATACAAATATCGCGTCTTCAGTAGAGAAACGCGCCCAAGCAGAACAAAATGCTATTGATAGGGGTCTATCTATCAGCAATGCACGTTATGAAGCAGAAGCGGCACTGAATAGCCTTGAGCAAACTCGCCTGGAACGAGCCTACAAAATGGCTCAAACAGAACAACAGCGGGTAGATATAGCTGTTGCCCTGTTCAGTAATGCCGTTAAAGCAGCACAAATTGAGTACCAACAACAGCTGGAGAGTATTGCTGCAGAAGAACGTAAACTACAAGTAAAACTACAAGAGTACGAATTAGGTGCAAAACTTATAGAACAAAAAAGACAGGAACTGCTGCTGGGTAATAATAGTATACAGAATGATGAGTTAAGAAAAACCCGTGCAAATGAGATTAACACACAAGCTGATAAAGCACTTGCCGTAAACAAAGAGGTTATATCAGCCGTAAATCAGCAACTAGAAACCCAGAAACAAATAAGCCAGTATCAAATTGAAACAGCTAAGTATCAGTATGAAGGCAAAGTTGCTGCTGCACAAACCGCGCTTGAACAGCGCCTAGTCAGTAACGAAATTGGTATGTCGGCAGAAGCGGCTAGCAATTTAGCTAATCGTTTAGGCGCTGGCGCATCTAATGCTTACCAGCTTGCAGGCGGCCTGGGTAGTGCTGCCCAACAAGCAGCAGGACTTGCCGTGGAACTTGCCCGAGTGGAAAATGTGCGGGCCCAAAATGTAACAGCGCAAACTGGCTACGCAGCCCAGTACCAGTACAGCAACGGCATGACTGGCTCGGCTTACATCAAAGCGCACTATGCCGCTGGCGGCTACGTCACAAGACCGACGGCAGCTATGGTCGGCGAAGGCGGCCAACCCGAGTATGTCGTCCCAGCCTCCAAGGCCAAAAACTTCTCCATGAACTACCTGGCTGGTGCCCGTGGCGCATCCGCCATTTCAAATTCCGGATTTGGCGGCAGCGATTCCGGAAGCCCCGTTACGGTATCTATCCAGACCGGCCCCGTCACCCAAATGAACGGCGTCAACTACGTGACGACCCAGCAAATGACCCGCGCCGTCCAAGAGGGCATCGACCAGACCATGCGAATGATTAGCCGCGACACCAGCATCCGCCGCAGCATGGGAGTTCGATAATGATTATCAATTTCGACGTCCTCTGCTTCCTGGAATACTACGCAGACCGCGACAACATCACGGACCCCGTAACAGGACTGCGAACTCCCACAGGGCAGTGGCAGAACTTTTACCAGGTCCCGCAGACCATGGATATCGATCCCAATGCCAGTGGCAAATACGCCTATCTACCGTTTAACCCCCAAGGCTTTGGATCTTGCCTGGCCAGCGCCATGAACGACTTGGATATTGAGCTGGTGGCTGCAGCCAACATTGTGGACATCACCGAAGATGCTTTGCTGGCTGACAATCTTGTGATCGCCTATCTGTATGTGCAAGATGCCGGCCAGGACTCGTTCGACGCCTCCAGCGCCTTCCTGGTTAGCCGCTACATCGGTAGCATTATGGAAGCCAGCATCTCCGAAACATCGGTTACCTGGACCGTAAACCCTGGCATCAGCAAGTTGAACGCCCAGGTCCCCACCCGTAAAATCACCGCAGACATGCTGGACAAATGGAGAAACGCATGAGCGAAGAAGTCCTAGCGTTCGACCTCAAGGTGATTTGCGCCGACAAATCAGAGCACGAGCGCGTGGAACTAAAACTAGTAGACGATAGAGTTGTTTTCGTTACCCAAGACGGCGTTCAACTGAAAGGCGATTGCGCCGTCACATTTATCGACAACGGAAATTTCCTGGTACCCGCTCACACAATGGAAAACGCCATTGTTCGATATAGGAAGCAAAACTAATGCGCCCAGAAGACTTTTCCGTTGCACCTTACAAAGCCAGCGGCGGAACCTGGTATCCACAGTATTCCTATGGCTACGGCTCCAAGTGGGTATCCGGCTGGAACTTCAAACCTGACACACCTGCTTCAGCATCAGCTCAGCCGAAAGCAGCAGCTACAACACCTGAAGAACCAGTAGTCACTAAAAAACCCAAACCCGTTCTGGGTTCAACGCAAGCACAGGCCAGTGCTGGCGACACTGTGCCGATTGTATTCGGACTTAGAACTAACGACATTGGCGGTGTATGGGTTCAACCAAGTCTCGTAAAAACAGGGGCAGTAGTTTTTGACGCTATCAGTGTATTTGCCGTATCACAAGGCGATATTGCTGGAACGCATGATCCAACTCGGATGTGGGTAGGTAATCGAAATATCACCTATTCAAAGCTTAATCCTATTATTGTGCAGGACTACATAGATCCTGCCACTGCAGAAGCCAACCCCTCCGGCAGTTGCCCTCTTTCCCTGTCAACAACAGGTATCGGAAAAATTTATTGTGACTACGACGCTTTTTCCTTCACTGGAAACACACTGACAGCAAGCGGAGGAACTGTAAGACAACCTGACATCGCTAACAACTACTACAACACTTACGAAATAACAAAAGGAACTGGTGATACAAATAATTCAGTCATTAGGTACAACAATACTGCAATTACCGTCCACGATAGTGCTACAGGGAATGATGTAACTTCAGCATATTGGGCCTATCTCGGCATCAACCCCATCGGCACCTATACATACATCAACGCGGTCTATTCCGGCAGCACAATCATCGGCGGCTGGGACGTTGGCGTCGTAAGAGCATCAGCCGGCTCTGTATCAACACTGCTATCTCCTACGGGTCCTGTACCTTACTCCACAGGGCCGGTGGTTTTTGCATATGACAACGGGACGTTAATTAAACAGATAAATCCCGCTTTACCAGCTGACACAGGCACGCTTTGGGGCGTATCTCAACAGTGGAAAGTAAGCCCTTACGCTAACCCCTTAAATCCCCCCAGTACAAAAGACTTCACTAACTATTCAGACATAACCTGGCTGACGATTCAGGGCGATCTATATGATCCCAATGTCGATGACTATTATACCGACAGTTATCCAGCCGAAATACCGACAGAGTTTAAGCAGCTATCCATCTGGTATAACCTTGGCGTAACCGTTGATTTATACAGCTCCGGCTTAGTAGGCGGAGTGTACCTAAGTGGGGCTAGTTCATATTTTGTGGATCTCGCCATGTATTTGTTCACGCTCATGAAGCGTGCAAATGGAATCTTTACTGATTCTCTGGCCGCTCCAATAGACACACTTACTTTAAACTATTTAGCCGCATTTAATTTTAACGAAGAGCTATTTTTTAACGGGGTAGTTGACCAGTCTATCAATGTTATTGAGTATATTTCTCAAACGGCCCCTTACTTTTTTCTCTCCTTCATTTCTTCTGGAGGACAATACAGCCTCAAGCCTGCAGTGCCTCTAGCCATCGTATCAGGTTTACCCACATTTGACACATCAGCGCAAACTTCGACGTTTTATGCCGTCTTTGACGAGAATCTTATTTTGCCCGGCAGTTACCAGAAAAAATACTTTAATGCCGAAGACAGGCGCCCCGTGTGCATCTCTGTTTTGTGGCGTGATGCAGATCCCGCCGTCGTCAGCAAACAGCAGACCACCGTGGTGCGCTACCCGGAAACCCCGACTGATGCGCCAACAGTGCAGTTTGACATGACCGACTTCTGCGTGACGCAGGCGCACGCCGTTAAGTACGCCAAATATGAACTGGCACGCCGGCGTTATTCCACGCACTCAATCAGTTTTGCCACACAATTAGGCACAATCACAGGATTCGAACCCACCGACATCATCAAAGTTCAGCGCCAGCGGATTAACAGCCGAGGCGACAACCGTACTGAGACTGGAACGTACCAAATCACAAAATTGACGCACACCAACGAAGGCGTGACACTGATTGAAGCCGCATACTTTCCTCTGAACTCCAGCGATATTTACACGATCAATAATGAGATCGTAAACGGCACCTTCACAATCACCTGATGGCTACTTTTCCCGCACTCACTCCAAACGCTCGGACATTTGTACTGGGCAACTTCCCACAGATCGAATATGTGGGTACCAGTGGTGTCTCCACTCGTTTTCTGTATAACACCGGCTACGCCGATTCTTACAAGCTGACCTTGGTATACAACAGCCTTGCGGAAGCCGATATCAATTCGCTCTACAACCACTATGACGGCCAACAGGGCAGTCTTATCCCGTTCATATTGCCCGCTGCTGTGTGGGCTGGATATGACAGTGTTCCAGTCAGCGCCTTGGACTACGAATGGCGGTATGCCTCTCCGCTGGCGATTGAACCTTCTGGCGTCAATCGTTTTAGCACTACAGTGGAACTAGAGACTGTGCTGGCGAACGTGGTGTTCTGACTATGGACGCTTTTCCGGCACTGGCACCAACAACCCGCACTTTTACGGCTGGCGATGTGCCGCGTAAGTTCCAGAGCGGCTTGAGCGGTTTTACGGTCGGCTACCGGCAAGGTAATCGCCGTGTAAATCAAACCCTGGACCTGACATTTGGGTACCTGACCGAAGCCCAAATGAACCTGATTAAAACGCATTACTTTAATACAAAAGGCACCTACGATATATTTTTTCTGTCCGAGGAAATTTGGGGCGATTTTGAAACGCCGCCAATTCCACTGTTAAGTGACTACGCCTGGCGTTACATCGGCACCCCGTCGATCACTGATGCCGGTGTTGATCGCTTTACTGTGCAAGTCGGTCTTCAGACCATCCCCATTGACACTGGGGATCTCATCATTGA